CAAACTCAAAGTCGTGAGCGAATAGAGGCTCACCTAAAAGAACAGATGGTTGAGAAAGAACACAGGGCCAATCACAGCCACCTAGAGGCATTAGCAAAGCAAAGGTTTGACTTGGGAGAAGCTTATGACCGCTTTGGTCGCAAGACTAATGCAGATCGACCCCAAGGAACTAAGATAAATATAGAGGTTTAGTTCAATAGAACTTTTAATAATACTCTACAGGACGCTGATACTTAGGTTCATCATCCCAATCATCTGACTCAGCCCTGACCCATCCCCCCTGCCTAAACCTCAGGAGTGCCTGTGATGTGGAGTCAACGAAATCATCATGCTCTCCTGACGGGAATGCAGCGCATTCCTCTATCACATCTTCTGCCCACTTGGTGGGTGGGTGCCAGATGGAACCACTGGAGAATAGATCTGTTACCGCGTTTACTCTTGCTATCTTGTCCTGACCCCGTGAGGGGGTGAACTCAGTGACAGCCATACCCATAGCCCTAAGCTCAAATATAAGAGGGGCACCAGAAGCTTTCTTCTCCACGATCAATTGGTCTGGGTCAAACTCAAGGTACTTGTCATACGCAGCACGTTTCAACTCTGGGAACTCAAGCTTTTCCTTGAACGCATCTAGAAGTATTAGGTTGGGTTGGCTCTTACCATTCTCATCTGGGTGGTAGAATACGCCCCATGTAGTGCAGGCACTGTAGTCAGATCGCTGTGTCTTGAGAAATGCGGTGTCCCAAGACTGTAATATGATCTCACATGGTGGTGGATTAGGATTATCCCATTCTCTCCACCACTCACGCTTGATAAGTGCCCCCTCTTCAGAGGTGGGGTTCTGTTGATACTGGGCATTCCACTTGGATGATGGCAGTTCTGCCTCTAGGGCACCAAGCTCTTCCTTTGACCAGAACTCAGGCCACAGGGGGGTGCCAGAAGGTAGTATGGCAGGGAACTCAATCACTTCCCATTCGTCCATTCCCTTGCGATTACCTGTGGATTTAAGGATCTGACCAGTAAGATCCCGCAAAGACCACCGCGTCATCACGACAATGATGGCACCACCGGGCTGTAATCGCTGGCGTGGGCCAGATGTGTACCATTCATACACACGATCATAGACTTCTGGGTTGAATTGTCCCTGTTGAGCGTCCTGTTCTGAGTGCGGATCGTCAATAATTAGCAGATCAGCACCCTTACCAGTCACAGCACCACCTACACCGATAGCAAAGTAGTCACCTCGCTTGTTGGTATTCCACCGACCAGCAGCCTTTGAGTCGGATGATAGACTAATTCCGCTAAATACCTTCTGAAAATCCTCAGACTGAATCAGGTTACGGACTTTACGTCCAAATCCTACAGCCAGTTCTGCTGTGTGTGCCGTTTGAATGACTTTCTTTTCAGGATATTTACCAAGAAACCATGCAGGAAGAAGGTATGATGCGAACTCTGACTTGGTATGACGGGGTGGCATGTTGATAATCAGACGTTTTAGCTCCCCCTTTGCCACACGCTCAAAGGCATCTGCCATCTCCTTGTGGTGCCTGCCACTAATGAAGCTAGGCCACATCATATTCACAAAGGATATGAAGTCATCCTTAGCCGCAGATTTGTTCTGCACCTCTTCAAGCTCTTTAATCAGGTCAAGAAGCTCTGCTTGCTGTTCAATGGGCAGAGTATTCAGCTTGCTCTTGATCTTTGACAGTTGCAATTTCAAAACCCCCTATATATAATATATATATAATATATATATTACTACGGAATATATACTTATAGATATCTAATAGTATTAAGATTAATGTAATTCTATCTGATATACTACCAATAATGTATCTATATATTATAGGGGTGGGGGTATGAAGATTGCAGAAGAAGAATTGCTTGATGACGTAAACAGTTACGTCGAGGCACTCCCAGATAGAACAACAATGTACAGACATGTGGCTTACCTGATGGGTAAACTACATCTAGGGTGGGTAGATATACCAAAAGAAGAAAGCAGCACTCAGTGGATCTCTCAGCGAGAGCTAGAGGTGTTTCCATACTACAGGGAAGTACTCACACGATACAGGGAGAGAGGGAATTATTAAAACCTTTTGTAATTGTTTGTGTGGAACATCATGTATACGCGTGTGTGTGCGTGTGCGCCTCTGCGGGGGGGTGGGGGTGGGTGGGGGTTCTCGCGCGTTCCTTCTAAATATAAAACGTGAGCGGATGCATTCCAGCCAGCCAGACGTTTGAAAAGTTCAAGTGAACCTTTCAGCCGCCCAGCATGCGCTGCAACTTCTGCTCTAGCTCTGCCTTGATCGTGTCGGCGTTGCGTTCAGTCTTGTCCTCTGTTTCCACAACGTCCTTGAACAGCCCGATGGATTTGCCCAGCAACTCCAGCGCCCTGATCTGAGCAGTGCCGCCCTGATCATCACCCAGCCCAATATCCTCCAGTTTTTTTATCACCTTCTCTGATCTAGAGAGCGCCTGCATGCTTTGCTGCTTAACCCTCACCCTATCAAGCTCTTCTAGCCTCAGGGCCACCTTAGGGCTTGTGACTAGCTGATAGGCCTCTTGGTGTATGCTTGCTGGACTCATGTTCTGTGCATCATATGCCAGCCTGTACGCTTCACTAAAATTGCTGCCATCAAACACCGCCTGAGCGAAGGCCTCCTGCTTGTCTGTGAGGCCATTGGATCTTCTGGCAGTCTTGACTGTTTGCTTGTACGGCTTCCCCCCCTTGTTGGTGATCACAGTAAGCTTGGCGCTGCGCTTGGTATCGGCGTTTTTCTCAGTCATATATGGCCCTTTCCATGATGGGGTATTATTACACCCCCACTGTAGCTGTCACTGTTTCTCAGCAAATCACCCCTGCAAAATGACACGCTGCTTGTCAAAAGTTCTATTGCACCATTGTAGCGCAGCAGATGCGTCTTGTCACGATACCCCTTGTTTATATGGTATAGTGTAAAATAATGAACCATAGTGTAAATTAGGGGTTGTAGCTCCTGATAGAACGTGTATAAGGAAGATCCAAACGGCGGGGGGGCAACGCAGTGCCTGACACTCACAACCCCCGCAAACATCGGACTGGCGATTATTCCAGACTGGGGAGACCCCCCAAGGGCAATAGCCCCCAAGGTAGCTTCCCTGACCGCAAGGTCACCCGCCCTTCATATAGAAGGTAGTTGGTAAATGGGATGATTTGCAGGGCCTCCACCCCTCTGCACACGATGTACTGTGACCTGACACGCTCAGCCAAAGAGGATCTTAAACGTAAACCCTGTGATCGTGGGATAATTCAGAGACTAACGTAAACGCTGCGAGTGCCGCCACTGGGAAACGGGCTAGCGAGGCGGTTGAATGTAGAGAACACCAGCTTGCAGTAGTAGTGACGCTTTGAACCCCACAGAGTGATTTGGCTTTGTAAGCAGCACCACGGTGCTGCTTGAATGGCTTAATAACTCAACTGGAGAGAAACTATGAACAGACACTTAGAAAATGCTTACGCTTCATTCGCTCAGGCACAACGGTCATTCAAAGCTGGCAACGGCTATGAGGGCAATCAGTTCATGAAAATGATGACCACCAACATCCAAAAATACAGGGCGGGCTGGAACGCACCCAGCCACGGCCACGTTCTGATGCACTTGGACAAGTGGTTTAACGAAGCGAACCCCAGCTTTTATGATGACCAGCAATGGTTGGAACGGGGCCAGAGACACATGTCTTACCTCAACGCAGCGTGAATTTAAACATGCAGCATTCGTGCTGCATACTTAAATCCACAAGCCACAAAGGAGAACCCAATGGCTTCTATCACTGCAAAATTTGATTACGTTAACGAAACAGGCATGGCTATGAGCATCACGCTCATAGATGACTGTGGCAGCGAAACAGTGATCGGCATCAAGTCGATGCCTAATTCTCGCCGTGCTTGGACATACACTGTCGAGGATCGTGAGAACAATTACTGGCGCTTGAGAACAGATGACTTTCTGTTCAATGACAGAGACACGGCTCAGACCAGCTTTGATCCAGAGAACATCTTTCATGCGGCCTACATCGTCCAGATGGTTCAGGAAAATGGTCACGGCTGGAGCAAAACGGGCCAGCTAATAAGCGCACCTGAAGGATGGGTGAATGAACTCAACTGTGGCGTAAGGGCCAGTGACGAACATTATCAATCCCCCTTAGACGTACAAATTGCAGCGGCTAAAATAATCGAACAGCGCCGTGCGTGATGCTAAGTTTGCGGCCCTACGGGGCTGCAATGTTAACATCATGAAACAGGAGAAAATCATGACCTTTCAAATGCCAAAAAAACATTATGTGCATCAGACAGCGGGTGGCAAATGGGCTGTCGCTGTAAAGCATAAAAGCATCTTCTGGTACAACCCAGATGAGCTATTTGATGACAAGCATGACGCACAAAAGCAGATGCTAGTCGAGCAGATGCAGGCGCTGCAATCAGCAATAGATGCGGTTTGGAATACTGGCCTTGATGCAGGCCATTTCAATTACAGCGAAGACAGGGGAGACTACCTATGCTGAATAAACAAAACCCAATGGCACGGGATCTGCGCCAGCCTAAATACCGCATGCGAGTGGTGCAGGCAAAGAACAAGATCCTGCCGCGCAAGCAGAAACACAAAAAGCTTGGCTAATGTTTTACGCTACATGCCCCCCCTGATTGGCGGGGCATTCAGGGTAAAATCGCCCATGATAATTGTCAGCCTAGAAGGAAGATACAGATGACAAATTTTGCAAAAGCACCGACACTCTCAAACGAAACCATCAACACTGTTGAAAGCATTGAGGCCCAAGTGGTCACACTGCGCGGTGACAAGAAGGTTTCAGATGAGGCCATCAATGCACACAAGGTCAGCCAGTATGCTGAGTTGATTGCAGCCATCGCGGCTGACCGCAAGCCGACAGGCAAGTTCGAGCGGGGCTATGGCACCAAGCTGAAATCAGACCTGCATGAGTTCGCAGGTATCCCTGAGGCCACTGCCAAGCGCCTTGGTGAGAACGCTGTCAATGCAGTCAAGTTGATCCATGACAAGATTGGCGACATCCCTACCCAGTACACTGCTGATGCGGCAAAGGGTGACCTCGAAAGCTTGGGTGCAACCAGCGAAAACAAGCTGGTCAAGGCCATCAAAGAGAACCGTGGCGGGGCTGTCGATAAAGTCGAAAAGCTTGCCCGTAGCGTGGTTGGTTTCTATGGCACCACGGTCAACAAAGACACGGGTGACGCCAAGGTCAACAAGACTTCATTCCTTAACGGCCTGTCTGATGAGGATCTCGAAACCTTTGAGGCCCGCATCGCAGAGTTGATCGAAGTGCGCCGTGAGTTCGCCGCCGCATCTGAGGCAGCACAAGCGGCAGAGGAAGCCAAGAAGGCAGAGAACGAAGCGGTCAAAGCTGCTGAAGCTGCCTTGGCTAACGCAGCATGAGCCGCCGCATGACGCAGCGCGAGCGCCGCATAATCTTTGTAGAGGGCATCGCTTCTGGCGTTGCCTTCACATGCATGATGGTGGGGATGGTCATCTTCATGCTGGCTTGGTGATGAGCTTTTTTATGGTGCCCCACTGGGGCATCATGGAAAAATTCATACGAACTTTTTATCAGAGGAGAGAAATATGCTTAACCAACGCGAAGAAATGATCGTGAAGTTGAACCGTATGAAGGGCAGCGAATTTGCAGCCAGCCTGATCAAGCAGTACAGCCGCAAGGGCGCACTGTCCGACAAGCAGTGGTGGTGGGTCGAAAAGCTCACCAATCCAGACAAGGATGCCACGCCCGTGAATGCTGGCCCCATCATTGACCTGTTGCAATACGCCAAGGTCAAGCGCCCTGTCTTCAGGGCAGAGGGCCTTCAGTTCTCTTTGGCACCCAGTCATGGGCGCAATGCTGGCGCGGTATACGTTAAGGCAGATGGAGAGTATCAGGGCAAGATCATGGGCGGCACGTTCAAGCCAGCCAGTGATTGCTATGATGACACAGGTGCCAAGGTCGCAAAGATCGCCAAAGATCCACGCGGTGCCGCCGTTCAATACGGGCGCGACACTGGGATCTGCGCCTGTTGCGGCAGGACATTGACCGATCCTAAAAGCATAGAGCTGGGCATAGGCCCGATCTGTGCAGACACTTGGGGGCTGTGATGGCCCCTTGGTTCGCCATCTGGATACAGTCGGGCACCAATGCCCGCATGTATGCAGAAGCAAACAGCCGCGAAGAGCTAGAGCTAAAGATCTGGGGTCAGGCTTATGCCCCAAAGAGAGCAACCATAAGCATTTATCAGAGAAGGAAAAGTTCATGAGACTTTTGACTGCAAAAAATATCACCGTTCAGGCCATCATAAACAACGTGGCACTGGGCCAGAAGGGCGGTGCATACAACGCCAAGTTTGTGCCGATCAAATACTATGGGCCTGTCGGCTCAGGTAAATCATCCATCGCCAGACAGGCGGCGGCAGAGGCCTTTGAAATCATGGGCGTCAAGGAATACGCCTTTCACGTTGTGAACATTGCAGAGGAAGCGCCAGACGATATTGCTGGCAGCAATTATTACGACGAAAAGAACGGGCGCATGGTCAAGCTGAAGCCGTGGTGGTTTCCTGCTGATGATCAGCCCTATGGCGTTGTGTTCCTTGATGAGTATGACCAAGGTGACAAGTCGCAGCAGAATGCTGGCGGCAACATCCTAGAGGAACGCCGTTGTGGCCCTCACAAGCTGCCCGCTGGCTGGGTGGTGATTGCTGCGGGCAACCGCAAGCAAGATCGTGCAGGCACCACCAACAACCCCGCTCAGGTCAAAGACAGATCCCTCAACTGTGAGATTGAGATCCACAAAGAGGATACCTTGGCACACGCAAACCAGAACGGCTGGAATGATAAGATCAAGGGGTTCCTGCGGTTCGCTGGTGAGGAGTGGCTGCACAAGTTCGATCCTGATGCTCAAAGCTTCCCAACCCCACGGTCATGGGAGAAGACAAACACAGTCATGACATGGGATCTTGAGCCAGAGGAAATGCTGCAAGCTATTGCGTCAAAGATTGGCGCACCAGCCGCCGCTGCATTCAATGGTTTCTGCAAAGTCTTTGATCTGGTGCCAGACATTGATGAGCTAATCGCAAAACCCAATGAGGCTATGGTGCCAGACACGCCTGACGTTCTCTATGCGGTATGCGCTGCGCTGTCATCACGGGCAAACGCCGACAACCTTGCAGCCATTCTTCAGTACTGCAAGCGGTTCGAGCAGCAGGAGTTCACGGCTATGATCATGCGAGATGTTCGCTCGCGTGTCGGGCCAGTGGTCTTAAAGAAAGTGCCAGCCTTCAGAGAGTGGGTCATGGCAGGCGGCGGGAAGGAGTTGCTAGTATGATGGAACCAAACCTAATCATGTCGCGGGCTGTTACACAGCTCGCATTCAATCAACCATTCTTTGGTTCAATTGCACTTTCCACAGGCATGTCCAGAGACGAAACGATTGACACCATGTGTACTGATGGATCGTCGATCTATTACGCACCAAACTTTGTGTCGGAGATATCTTTCGCAGAGGTCGAGGGCACAATTGCCCATGAGGTCATGCACATTGTCTTGTGCCATCACCTACGGCGCGGCAATCGTGACCCGTTCCTCTGGAATTGCTCTTGTGATTATGTAGCTAATCTAATCTGCAAGGACGCAGGTCTTGAGCTTCCTGAGGGTATATTGATTGATGAGCAGTACAGGGGCATGACTGCGGAGCAGGTCTATGATCGCCTGCCCAAAAACTTTCAGGTGCCTGATGATACCGTGATGTTGGGCGAGGTGAAGGACGCCAAGAACAAGAACGGCGAAGCACCCTCTGAAGCAGAGATCAAGCAGATGACTGCGGATGTTCAGGCAAAGGCCATGATGGCTGCGGAGAGTGCCCGCATGCGTGGCAAGATGCCCGCATCCCTGAGTGCTGTGATCGACGAGATGAAGAAGGCAGACATAGATCTGCACTCTGTTATGTCGCGGTTCATGAGTGGTCAAAACCCAGACTACTATTCGACAGCCAGACCCAACCGTAAGAAGATTAAATCGCTCAAGATCGTCGCGCCTACGGTTATCAAGACTGGTTGCGGTAACGTGGTCTTCAGTATGGACACATCTGGATCTGTCTTGGACAACGAGATCAAGTACTTCCTTGGTGTAGCCAATGAGCTTGTTGATGAGATGCGTCCGACATCTGTGACTGTCATCACATGGGATAGCAAGGTTCGCACGGTCAAGCGATACGAAGAGGGCGAAGAGATCCAGTCCTTTGAGATTGGTGGGCGAGGCGGCACTAGCGTGTCTCCAATGTTCAGCTACGTCGAGGACATGGATGTCGAGTGTGATCAAATGATCTGCCTCAGTGACATGGGTATCCATGACTACCCTGATGATCCAGACTACCCAGTTCTCTGGGTATCTTCATGGTCGAGCGGGCGTCCTGCGCCCTTTGGCGAGACCACTTATCTTAACTGTCCATAAAGGAGAAAATTATGGGAAAGCATATGCAATTTATAATGGACATGTTCGAGGAGCATGTCGGTTATATCATGAAGGAAGATCCAAGCCTGACCTATGACGAGGCAAACGCCGTTGCATGGGAGCAGGGGCAAGATGGTCTTCTGAAATATCTTGACGCCGATATAAATGAGAAGTCAGAATTGACATCAAGGATAAGGCACAGGAGAAACTCTGACCCCAGTGGGAAAGGCAGATATCTGCCAGCAAAAGATCCACAATGGTCACATAATGATTGAGTTCTTTACAGCATTGGTCTTGCACTATGAGGTGCAAGGCCAAGAACTTACTACAGTGATGTGGTTTGAGAACCGTGATCACTGCGAGCAGGTAGCAATGAGCGGTATCTATGATGTGATCCATGATCACTATGATGATACCATGATGTACTGCGAGGAGACTGATACGCCATCAAGGCTTATCAGACCTCGCGCCAGACCAGAGGGGCTAGACAATGGGTGATGAGGAGTTGGGCACGTTTCAAGCAGCCCACCTACGATGGCTAAAAAATCAGGTAAATAATCTGCAAGACCTGCGGTATACAAGCAAGGCACCAAATGATCTTGACCGCCAGTTGTTTGCAGCGAGAGAAGAGTTGGACAATTATGTGGGCCAACTCAGAGAGCATGGAAAACAAATATAGTTCTATTGAACTTTTGATCGGAGAGAAAAATGGAAGATTATGAAATCCTTGTCGTAGAAACAAAAACCTATGGCGTAAAGGTTGAGGCTCTGACAGCGGATGATGCACTTAAAGAGGTAGAGAAAAGATACAATCAGGATTACTCAGATCTGATTGAGAATGCCAAAGAGTATGATGGCACCATAGAATTTTTGTAATCGGAGAGAAAAATGTTGAATGAATTTCAACGGGCAGCAGTCCGTAACAAAACCATGCGTAAGCTGTGCAAGGTTGTTGGGGTTCCAGACAATCAATTGTCTAGGTATCTACCAATGTCCTCAAACTACAGGTACTCAGCATCTTTTCCAGAATATCTGGATGAAAAGTCTTATGATCAAGTGACATTCAATGAGGTCTCTGATGCAGTTGATACCCTATACCAAAGAATAAGAAGCCACAGGCAAGGCATTAAAGGCGTACCTTCTGATTACGATACGTGTTTTCAACGGAACGCTAGGCTCTCATGCCAGCTCGCCCAAAGCACTTTGGATAGTGCATTCAGGACATGGAGTAACTACACGGTAAGTGCACTGGTAGAATACAGGGATCATCAAGAGATCCCAGACCGCGATAAGAATAATCCAGAAATTGTTATCCCAATACACTGGAAGAAAAGTGTGTATGATAATGACATAGAGATTGTCGAGGGTGGCAAGCAAAGGCATTTTATTTTAAGTGCCAGCCCGTTCAATCTCAATCGGCTTACCCGTGATAACATCGAAGCATACGGCTGCAAATCACTGACTGTACGCAGGGATCGAAGTAATTATGGATCATCACATACAGCAGAGATCCACGATGGATACGTCATGACGTACTGGGTAGGGGGCAAGCGGATCAGTGCCATACACCAAGACTTTGGTCGGACTGAAAGCTTGCTCAGAAGACGTATCCAAGATACCGTTATGAAGAGGTTAGATGTATGAATGATATGGAAACTGATGGCCTAGATTTTAAAGTGGTCAGTGACTTGATGGATGGGTTGCCAAGAGAGGCAACGCAAGAACAAATATGCAATCTTCTTATGAATATTGTATTGAGATATGGTATAAAAGATCCGCAAGAGATGTTTGAAACATTTCTTGTGACACAGAATATGGCTATGGCTGCTTTGGGTTTAATAACCCCTGAAGAGTTCAGAGAAAATTCTTTGAAATTATTAGTCTCGAAAGACGAGGGCACCATACACTAACTCAAGTGCATTCCTCATGACGTTCAGACACTGCCTGTATGAACGCGCACTTGTAAACTGGCGGGGCTGTGCCCCGTCATTTTTTTTTGGAGAATGATATGAACATAGAGTTGGAAAACCTAAGCATCGCTGTTGAAGATGGCAAGCTCATCATCACCCCAACAAAGACTGAAAAAACTTTGCGTGGGTTCAGAGATGATATGAATGTGCATCTCGCTATAGAGGATCTGATTGATGATTACATTGAGAGGGCCTTGAACATTGTGGGAAGAGGCCACGGCTCTCAAACAAAAGCAGCTAAGTTGCTTGGCTTTGATAGCTATCAGGCCTTTAGCTACTGGCTGAAAAGAAGAGAGAACAAGGGGAAGAAATGATTGGACTTGAGGTAAGACCCATCACACGCCGCAGCGCGCTTCCCTTCATCATAGACCGCCATTACATGCACAGGGTGCCACCTATTAGCATGGCCTTTGGCCTGTTTGATGGAGAGGTGATGATAGGCATAGTGACTTACGGTGTAAGCGGATCAACAACCCTACGGCGTGGAGTTTGTGGGGATGAGCATGCAGATAATGTCTATGAGCTAACAAGATTGTGGACAGAGGATGATGCCCCCAAGAATGCAGCAAGCTTTTTGATAAGCGGTTCACTCAAGATGGTTGATAAAGAAATCATCGTGACCTTTGCTGAGATATCTGTCGGGCATGTTGGAACCATATATCAAGCATCAAACTTTTTTTATTGCGGGCTGTCATCAAAGTTCAAAGACCCAAAGGTCAAGGGCTTGGAGCATCAGCACCACACGACTTACGCACACGGCATGAACATGCAGCAGATACGCGACAAGTATGGTGCAGAGAATGTGTACTATGTAGATCGCCCACGCAAGCATAGGTATGTATTCTTCAACGCCAAAAAGAAACGGCGCAGGGATTTGATTAAGTGCTTGCGATATAAAATTCTACCCTACCCAAAAACGGATTTAAATGCTGATTATAATCCGTAAAAAAATGCAGAGTTAGTGATGCAGCATTAACTTTTCCCGTAATGGTAAAAAAAAGAGGTGGCACAAGGCCACCTCAGTATTATCAGAGCAGGAAAATACAAAGCATACTGAAACCGGAGAGTAACTATGGTATGAATGGTACGTCCTGACACAACATGTAGCAGTATGAACCCACATGGTCAATTAGTATGTTAAAAGAACTCATCAGACAAACTTTGTGACTGTGTTACAAAAGCATCAGGCTGAACCTTACGGTACGATGACGTTGGTACATCGAACTCTAGCTCTGCACTGCCCTGCTTCCCAATCCAAGAGAACCTGCACTTCCAGACATGCACCTCACTGATAGGTGAGAACGCAGGGTCAGGCCTGTGAACAGACAGGCCGACATCTGCCTTAGCAAACCATGCAGCAGATCCTGAGATGTCATACCCTTTAGGCACTGGCACTACGCCTTTGTCATTACGCATCATCTTTGTTGGGTGTGCCACGAACCAGATGTGAATGTCATGCGCTTGAGCAAACACCCTGAAGCGCGTCAGTATCTCAGAGATCCAGTCAGTCTCACTGCTGTCTCTGTTCTTCTCAAGATAATTATACGGGTCTATCACGGCACCGTTGATACCATGACGCAGCACCGCCACCTTTAACCTTTCAAGTATGCTGTCAACAGAAGACAGTGACCCGTCAGCTTGGTATAAAAATGAAAAGTTCGATTGAACAAATTTTTTGCCAGCATTTAATTCATCCTTTGTCATGCGTGGCGTGATGCCATCGAAGAAAGGCTTGCCCAAATATTTACTAATCAGCTTGGCAATGTGTAGTCTAGGCTCATTCTCGAAAGAGCATATCGCAAACTTCCATTGGTTCTCGCTTGCCATATTTACCATGATCTGGTCAATGAACTCAGACTTTCCTGATGATGGGTGCCCAGTAACAATGGTAAGTTGCCCGCCAGCTATCGTGTAGTAATCATCCACGTTGTCATAGCCAGTGCTTTCGCCACGGCCCATACCGCGCTGGTATATCTCATCAACCTCATCATAAAAATGTTCTGCATCAAACAGTCCAGCCACAGGCCACGGCTTGGCATACCCTGTTATTTCTTGCAGTGCGTCAACACCGTAAGTGACAAGGATATCGTTAGCATCCTTGCAGTCCTCTGGGTACTCAAACTTCCAGCACTTATCCTTCCCGATACGCCGCGCCATTTCTTCCGCAGCAGCGGTGCCTGCCTTGTCATTATCAGTGGCAATGATGATCTTGTCTGCTGCTTCCAGCATGTCCTTTGCTTTCCAAAGGAACTGAAACTTGTTGTCGTTCTCTGGATCAACTTCTTGGACAGATACTTTTTCTGGTGCCCCGTTTGGTATGGATACCACATTGGTCATACCTGCTTCCATAAATGAAAGCGCGTCCATCTCACCCTCACATATGATTACTGTTGATGAGCCATCAACATTGTCACCATTGAAGAATGTTTGAGGTGCCCCGCTGCATGAAAATCCCTTGGTCGCAAGCGCCCTGATTTTGTATGCGTACTCTTGGCCTTGGTTCTTATATGGGAACGTGATGCACTCAACTTCTGCACCCGCAGCCCTGATATATTTCTTTGTTGTTTTTATTCCTGCGCCTTCCGCAGTCGCTTGAGATATGCCTCGCGTCTGCAACCACTGTACTGCATTGTCTGAAAGCGGATCATCTTTAACGTGTGTCGCAATCGACATATGACTTACCCTTTGCTCTGAATTTATTGGCATCTTCTCACGCAAAGGTACAATGCCATTCATGCTGCAATGCCAGCAGTTGAATAGTATTTTTTCATTGTCGATGCGGAGTGATAGCGTTCTGTCTGTTTTCTTTTTGCGGCTGGGGCCACAGCTTGGGCATGTTATTTTGTGTTGTCCATTACCTAATCTGTAAGCCTCGCCGCGAACTTTTTGTTCGACTTCCACGGCTTGGTCTCCTACTCTGATCCACCCAGCATAGAGAATGGAGTGCCGTAGTCAAGTAGAAAGCTGTAGCTTAATTTACAAAGCTGAACCTATATATAATATATATAATATAACTTAATATACTAAATAACTTGGTATATTTAGTATATCATATTTAACTATTCTTATTATACTTCTAGGATTATCTTTATCTAAACTCCAATATATTTTTTTTTGTTTAACCTGTCTGTCATTCTTATAAATCTTATCTTGCATACAATCCAAGATAAGACTTTCATCTAGGTCTGGTCTTCTACTGGCATAGTAGATCAGGATCTCCACCAGAACATCATCTGTTATCAACTCAGGGAGCGTTGGGCACTGCTCGCCAAATGCTTTGACGTAATCCCTAGCCTTTTGAGATTTAATAAACGCTGGCTTGCCTCTTATCACGACTGCCTTGCGACTGTTCGCCTTTGAGGCTGGCTCACCAACCACCTCGAACTGTACTATTTTGTCCATTAAAATATCCTAATTGACAACCCCCACGAACTATGATTTAACGACATCACAACGGAGAGTACAATGAAAATCACAAATAACTTTGGCTTGCCAGAGGCTATTGCTAACTTTGCAAGAGCAGATAAATACACAAAAGGTAAGGCTGACATCAGCGTTACTACATTTATCGACAGCCCACGCATAAACCTATTGCGTCAGAGATATTCTGAGGGATTGTCAATGGACGTATCCGATATGGTCTGGGCTTTGTTTGGCACTGCCGTTCACGGTATCCTTGAAGAGACCAAGGAAGGTGACAACGTAATCACGGAAGAAAGACTTTATGCAGAGTTTGCTGGCTGGACTTTATCAGGGGCACTTGACCATCAAGAGTTGATGGATGATGGCACCGTTCAGATAACAGACTACAAGGTTACCTCTGCTTGGTCAGTCATCATGGGCAAGAAGGAATGGGAGCGGCAGCAGAACGTCTACGCTTGGATGGTTAAGAACTCTACCAACGGTAAGTTCAAAGGCCGTGACGTTAGCAGCATCCGCATCTGTGCCATACTCAGGGACTGGCAAAGAAAAAAAGCTGAGTTCGATAAGGACTACCCGCAATCTCCAATCACGATTGTCGAGCTACCGTTGTGGGATGATATAGATGAATATGTAGCTGAAAGATTTACCCTTCATCAGGAAGTTCAAATGAACTTTGACCTGCATGACAAGCTGCCTTTGTGTTCAGCAGAAGAACAGTGGGCGCGGCCTGATACATGGGCGGTAAAGAAGAAGGGTCAGAAGAGAGCCATTAAGGTGCATCAGTCAGAAGAGGATGCCATCTCTCATGCAAATTCAAACTCAGCACTAGCTGAGAATTGTGTAGTGGAACACCGTAAAGGTGAGTTGATTAGGTGCGCGAGTTACTGCGCTGTATCAGAGTACTGTGAACAATATAAAGGATGGAGATCATGAAGTTCAGAGAAAAATATTTTGAGTCTTTGGTTAGCACTAAAAAAGCTTTTAAAGATGTAGGTATGCATACAACATACCTCAGCATAAACTATCCCGCAATTTTGTTTGAAGTTTTAAATGCCAACTCAAACAACAAGCCATGTGATTACGGCACTGTGGCGCAGGCGCTATCTATAACCTATGGGTCTTCTCATAGGCTGTGTAGAATTTTAGCAGCGAAAGCTCCTATGACTGATGGGTCAAAGATTAATAAGCCGCTGCTTCAAATATCTAAAAATAATCCTGTCTCTATAGATCTGACTATGGAAGGCAGACATTTCTTGGCGGTTGTGTACGATATATTTGATGATGTTAGGGAAGACATTCCTATAGATACGGGAAAAATTGCAGCGGATCATGAAGAACTGTTCCAAGAGTTGTCCTCTTGGGGCAAATTAAAACGGCTGTTTGGGGGTTAGAAATGTCTAAGAAAACTGTTTGGGAGACACTCAGTGTGCTTGATGTTTCCTCATACACCCGCAAAAAAAATGGCATGACATATCTGTCTTGGGCACATGCATGGAAGGCGCTCAAAGATAGCTATCCAGATGCCAGCTTCAACAAACATCTACAAGAGGACGGTATGACGTATATCCTGGATGCCAATGGGTTCGCCTACGTTACGGTTACAGTCACGGCTGGCGGGGAAAGTGCAACTGAACTTTTCCCAGTGCTGGACTATCGCAACAAGTCTATTCAGAACCCCAATGCTTTTGATGTCAATACGGCACACCAACGTGCCATGACAAAAGCAATGGCATACCTTGGCCTTGGTCATTACATATATGCTGGCGAGGATCTGCCACCAGATAATCCCGTAGAGGCGATACAAGCGCCAGTGAATAGCCAAAAGGCAGAACAGGCACCCAATCCAGCCAAACCAGAGGAACCTAAGCCCAGTGCCCCTAAGATTGATCCTGACGCACCAATAGGTACGATGGTCAACACGTTTGCATACAGGCCACAAGACAAGGAGCCTCGCGCATTCTATCAATGGGATCTGTGGGCTGACGTTTCTTGCAGTTGGGTTGATAGTGCCAAGACAACCAACCAGCTTGAGGTGTTCTTCAAGAAGAATAAGCCCGTCTTTGACGCGGCGAAAGTACATGCGGCTGATGACCTCGCCAAGGTCATGACTGCATTGAAGGCCAAGAAGGCCAGTATATTAGAGAAAGGAAAATAATATGGCACAATACCCAGCATCAGGGGCACTGTTCAGCAATGATAGAAAGCAATCCCCCAATCAGCCAGACTACACTGGCAACCTATCACTAGATCATGATGTGGTTATGGATCTATACCAGCAGATACAGGAAGGGGTAGAACATCCCAAGGCTGACCTTGCTGGATGGAAAAAGACAGCCAAGTCTGGACGCTCATTTCTGTCACTGCGTGGCAAGGAATCTTGGGAAAGATCCAAGGACAATATGAACAGGTCAGCGGCTATGTCTACTGGTCAGGCTGTTCGTAATGATGTCGATGACGAGATCCCGTTTTAAAATCCCAAGGATTAAGAGCGAGAAGTATCTCAATACTTTGCGGGGATCTCCCTGCTTAGTGTGCAGGCGTGGCGCAGAGGCGCACCACTTACAACACGTTGGGGAGCGTGGTGTGGGCCGCAAGTCGGGGGACAATTGGGCCGTACCCCTGTGCCACGAATGCCATATGGGCCTTCACCGTTTTGGCGGTGAGCGCACATGGTGGGATATTGAGGGGATAGATCCAATCAGTTGGGCAAAAAGAAATTGGGATAGGTTCAATGATCACAGTGACAAAAGAGATGATACGACAGGTTGAGTGCCCCAAGTGTGGTGCAGAGCAGGGGCAACCATGCAAGCACAGAAAAGATGCCCATCACCGTGAGCGAATGCAAGCTGCACGTTTACATTTCGAGAGAGATATAAAGCAGGATGATAAGTAAATGTATCAATGTGTTAACATTTTAACAAAGCAGATTAAACATTTTGCGGATGCGGTGCAGGAAGAATCCCATTGCTCTTTAAATCATTTAGCAGTCTTTGCTCAGATATGTAAAACCCAGCCTGTAACATTGCATGATTTACAGCAGTCTTTGGGATATCATAAATCTACAACTAATAGATTGGTTCATGCATTATCTAATTTTCATAGAGGGAAAAGAACCCCCGCTGAACTAGTAGATGTTGAGACTATGATGTCAGATCGAAGGCATAGGCTAATCAGATTAACATTAAAGGGTAAGGCCTTAATGGATAAAATGTTTTTGGAGCATGAGTAATGACTGAAATAAGAGAAGCCGCTATAGGGTTTGAAGCTGTCAAGGTTTCTATGTCGCAAGACAAGAACGGTGTCACCCTGCGCCTCAGTGTTCACCCAAATGATTGCCCACCTGAACTGCATACAGATTGGGTTGGCAGTAGGTACATGGTTGGAATGGTTAGGCTGAATGATTTTGATGAGCCAGAGATGCGAGAAGAGCAGCACTACATTGAGCGCCTGATTGCATCCGCTGGATTACTGTGTCGCAACCCAGATTTCTGGACGTTTTTATCTGGAAGATATTCATTTGAAGATGTTGGTGGTGAAGATCAAGCCATTCATACTTTAAGGAATGAGTGCAGAATAAAATCAAGATCTGAATTTAGAGATAACTCTGATGCCAGATATAGATTTGATGAAATAAAGAAGGAGTTTTTACAATGGAAGAAAAGCTAGATCAAAGGCTAGTCGATGTGGCTGGCCTCATGCACATACTGTGTATGTCTCGCCCTCAATTGCAACGTATGATAAATGACGAGGATATAAACTTCCCCAAGCCTATCATGTTTGGCAAGCGCAAACGGAGATGGCGTATTGCTGACATCAATAAATGGCTGGAAGAAAAGTGATGAACCACGAACCCTACCCTATGTACGAAACACAGGAAGACTATGACGCTGAACAGCGTGTCGCAGATATCGTAGCCCAGAGATGGCGCTGTGAAATGCAACGCAACAGGAGGCTCTCACCGTTTGACTTCATCGCACATAGGGATGGGATGCCCCGTGCTTTCATTGAGATGAGGACGAGGCACAATCCCATGTATCAATACCCATCAGTGATGGTGTCTCTCACAAAGATTATAGCCGCCAAGCAGCACACAGAAGCTACAGGCTTGCCTTGCTTCTTTGTTGTCGAGTGGACTGATGCAATTGGGTATGTGAATTTTGACTGCCAGAAAGACCTGAGAATATCAGGCAAGGGATGGAATAGACGCAACCCACCTGATGAGGTTGAGGTTATAGGATACATCTCAAACGAGCAGTTCCAAATGTTAAAATAATAAATTAACCTATCAGAGGGTAAACAAAGAAATGAAACATGTAGATCATCCAGTAAGGATGTATAATTCTTTTGTGGCTAAATACATAAATGAAAACAATCTAACACAGCAACAATCAAAGCGGCTTCCAATGGGTACTAACCCTCTTGCAATTCGTGCCACTGGGAATCCCAGCGCCCAATTTCATAGACGGTTAGATCTTTCATGGTTGGCTGAACAGTTGCCTGATCCCAACAAGGGAGATCCTTTTGAAAAATGTGTTAGCAGAGAGAAGATACGAAAGCATCTGCTGAGTTATGAAAGGCTAAGCAAAGATCAGCAAGAGCTTTGTGATGCACTGTCCAAGCATGGGCCGATCAGCAATCATGGGTTGAGATATATTTACTGCCTCAGGAATGACGAAGGAAAGCCCCTTTATGTTGGGCAAACACACCACCTAAAGGGCAGAATACAATCTCACAAGAACGGGCAGTATTGGTTTGGTGAAGTCAAAGATGTGAAGTTTGAATTGTGCGAAGACAAAAATTCATTTCACTTAGTGAGGGAGAAGTTCTTAATTAAATATCTCAGGCCCATATACAATGGAGAGTTTAGAGAAAAAAATATATATGAAATGCCACCAATGGAATGGACAAGAATGAAAGACTTGGCCTTGGAGTATTCGTTTGAAGAGGTGGCAAGACTTAAAGGAGAAAATGCTGAAGACATGGAAGTATCTGAGGAAGAAATTCTCACATCTAAATTCTTGTTGAATCTGGGTAAGAAATTCTCACATCTTACACAGGATGAGTATGAACACTTAACAGTGAATGATATTCCCGCTACATCTAAAGTTATGATCTCTAATAAAAAATGTGCAAACAAAAATTGGGGTCTTATAAAGGATGCCAAGACATCGTGAGCTATGAGTGCGATAGGGTGGTTTAGTCTTTTGACACCCAACCGTTTTTCTTTTCACCTTCCTGAAGAGAAGCGGTTATTAACCATAGCAGTCCAAGCCTATTATTATGGTGTGTAGGTGATTGGATACTGAGGGGGCAAGAGGTTCGAGTATCTACTCTGTAGCCACTGCCCCCCTTTCAAAAGTTCCATTGAACTATTTAAAATCTTTCATCAGCTTAGAGGCCCGTAGGACTATGGCATTGCGTCGATCCTCTAGGGTATCAAGCAACTCCTGCTTACGCTCATCAGAGAGGCGCTCATTGTCTCTCACAGCATTTATCTGCTGACTTAACTTGCGCCGTGCATTCTCTATGTTCCTTACAAGCTGAATGTATTTGATCTCTTCAGAATAATTCTGCCTTGCTTTTGCAAGTCTAGGTGCATCCTGCTTTTTAGATGCATCCCTGATTTCATCAAAGGCCCTGAGAACTCTATCACGCTTTTCAATGTAGGTGCCAAGATCCTGACGATCAGTAACGCTGCCAATAACTTTCCTGACAAACGGCACCTCACCTATCAGATCCTCAGTCAGGCCATCCTCATAGACCCGCGCTGGAAGTTCTGCTGTTCTCTGCACAAAGCGACCAACGCCACCAGTTAAGAACTCAAACCAGTATTCCATTACGTCTGGAGATATATCAACAAGGCCTTTGGTTGCGGCAGTACCACCCGTCAAAGAGTTTAGATTACTAGCAATCCACTTGGCAGATGGTGATGTGGTTGACCAATACTGTTGGCTTGCAGGCGTTCTTTCACCGGGGAACCCTTCTTTATAGATAGGATTGTTGGCAAAGTTTTTATTTCTAAAGATGTCAATGAACGGATCAGCAATTGTAGGAGCCACTGCATCCACAACGCCCTCTTCATATATGCCGCCTATGGGGCTGAGTGTATCAACAATTGTACCAACGATTGAGTTCGCTGCATCACTGACGGACTCACCGCCGCGAGCAACTTGACTCATAGCCCTGCCTAGATTGTGTGCCATGTTCAAACCATATGGCATTGGGATCTTGATATATGGACGCTCCACCAATCCAAATGGATCAGGTAATATTATGTTATGCTCCAGCAAGTACGGTGGTATCTTGTCGTATACCAGCTTGCCATCCTCATCCTCTTCAGACAGTGCCGCATTGAGTTGATCTTGCAGGACGCCCGCCGCCACAACATACATCCATATCTTCTGAACCCGCTTGGATCTAACCGCCGCATTCAGCATAGCGAATGAGCCTTGAAGTGATGCGTTGTAGAATAAGTACATGGCATTCATTAGGCCCTTGTACTCGCCACCCTTAGAGAAGTTCACAGTGACATTCCCTGCCGCCTGTGCTGCCCTCTCACGGGTGAAGCCCTTGTCTAGCAGAGACTGGTATGTGGATACACGAATGCCGTTCTCCACAATAGTGTTGTAGTCTTCCATGAACTGTAGAAGAGACTTACCTTTGCCAAGGAATTTGTTCTTGACCAAACCCCACTTGCCCGCAGAACCAGCGTCACCAATCTCAGACAAAAGCTTTGTAAGATTTTCCATCTCATCAGCAACTGTATTCATTTGGTTGGTTGCGTTCTTACCACCAGCATCAACAAAGTCTCTGTATATTTTAGCCCACTTAGAACTGTTGTCGTTATCTCTGATAGAGTTCTTAATCCCTCTCAAGGCTGGTGCCAGACCCTTGAGAATAGAAGATGTCAGACCCTTCTCATCATACTGATTGATGTTGACGCCAGCGGTCTGAAGATCTCGCAGCATGTTCGTGATAAGGAACTCTGGGTTGTATGATGTATTGATGTTCGACAGAAGTCTGTTGAACTTTGTCATGCCGCGCAAAATTGTGCTTTGACTTGAATCACCCAGACCAGTGGCACCCTTCATAGCTTGGGCTATGCGGGGGTCATAGATCCTGACAAAGACATCCTTACCATCTTCCTTTACAGCCAACACGCTAGGGTCTGACGTAAGCTTCATGATGTTTGGCACATTGACCATGATAGGTCTGCCCTGAGCATCTCTTCCTTGTCGTCTGGTAGTGGGAAGCTTGTCTAAGATCTGTGCGTAGCCACTGGTAAGACTGGTGCCAGTCTCCTCATCTCCACGCAGGAGCTTTAAGAATGATTGACCTACCTTGTTTCTTTCTCCGCGAACAACAGCGTTCTGGTTCTGGCTGATGACGTTAGCCAAGATGTCTGTGGCGTATCCAACATCTGCTGTTCTGCCCCGTGCCTTCCTGTCCTCACGCCCACGCACACCAAATGCACCGCGCATAGATGGACGGGTGTAGTCTAGATCATCTGTCTTCTCTGGATCATAGATGCCACGCAAGGGCACATAGCTGCTATAGTTTGGCGCAGGAACTAGGTTGCCCTCATCGTCCTCTATCTCAACAAAATCACGGGGGATCAACCCAGCATCAACTCTAAGACTGTTAGTGTCAGCCACAATGTTTTTGACTGCTGCATCTAAGTTGCTAACCGCAGCAATACTATTGCTGTCAAGGTTCGCAAACCATTGCAGGATAGTGTCAGCCTCATCATTGGACATGCCTGAACCCTCAGGGTTATTGGCATCCTTGTTTGCTTCTATGTAAGCATTGCGTTCTTTGGCGTGTGAAGCATAGAGATATGCATCCACCATAGCCATGCCAGCGTTGCTTGAGGCAAGTGCCTGAGAGAAGAAACCTGACTTTGCTTTGAGGTCTTTGATCTGGGCGTCAGTGGCTTTGATCTGCTTGCCTGCTTCAACCGCTTCTTTATAGGTTGTGTTCTGGCGCTTCTCCACTTCATTGGCAGTCTTGCGGTGGAACAACTCCTCATTGAGGTAGGTGTCCATAGCGTCTGTGATCTTGAGGCCAGCCTGCTTTAACTCCTGTACCATTCTGCCTACTGGCAGCATGCTGTCTTGGAACTTACGCAGAATATCATCTGCTCTTTCCTGCGCTACATCCCGTGGCATAAACAGGTTGAATGGCTTGGCTAAGAAGTCAGCAGCCTTCGCGTAGTTAAGGTTGTATTCTTTTTGCTTTACATCCTTAGCAAGCTGGGTGGCAGGAGTGGTTTGGGTAACGCTGTACTTGGAAGTGGGTGCATTGTTAAAGGTGAGATCTGGCATAGCCATCTGACCAGATGTCTCACCAAGCAGCACGTTTGGTCTCTGATCTACAGGTACATAGTCCATGTTTGATGGATCATCCTGTTGACCCCATCTGATTGAAGGCCCGTTGCCACCTTGCTCACTAACAATCCTGACAGGCATATCTTCATAGCCAAGGTCAGCTAGTGCCCTCGCCCTGTGTCTACCTTCATGACCCACGACTTGGCCCGTGCCATCGCCGTTGTTGATGAAGCCAAGATAAGGGATTGAATTAAACTTAGTGCCCTCTGATACAAGCTGCTTAACAGCCTGTTCTTTGCGCTCATCTCTTCCTTCTTCAGCTACGTTCAGGAAGTCATTGATGGAAACGTAAGTCAGGATCTCCCGTGACTTATCGTTCTGTCTTGCCGCATCTTGCAGTGCTTGCTGATCAAACAACTGACCTGAGTCCACTGCCGATACAATGCTGTAACGTGTCCGACCATCTACAACGGCACGATTTTTCTTCTCCAGATCAGGGAAGAATGTAACCACCTCATAGACAGAGCCACTGCCTAGTGGCTTCTTCTCAAGAACTAAGGTCAGGGGTGGTGATTTGTAAGGTATGTTCTCACGCCACTCAAGAACCAAACGGTTCCTACCCTGAGGCGTGACAAGCATGTCGGCACCATCCTGATAGTTTTGGTTCTTCAGCTTGACAAGCGTGTCATAGATGGCTTGTTTTATATCTTTGCCAGATTTGTAATATCTGGAGAACCTTTCAAGCTCTCTGTCGTGACCACGTTGTTGGATGTGATACAAGCCCGTGCCCGTTGGGGCAAAACCTCTAACCTCTTTATGGTTGCCTGCTTTCAGGACAATGGGGATAAACTCCCCATTCTCCAGCATAGATCCATAGATAGGAGATGTGCTGCCATCTTTGTTTTTCTTTGGGGAAGCTATCAATTGGTTGGGATTTGATGGAGCTACAGAGAATTTATTTACTTCCTGTCCTGTGCTGTCTCCGACAATTGATTTAAATTGCTCCCGCACACCTGATGGTAAGTCATCCTCTGCTGAAGGTTCTATTGAACTTTCTTGTTCAGGAGAAATGTCTGCATCACCAGCCCTACCTTCTTCCCATGTGAAGGCTGGCATAAGGCCAACTTTTTGATCCGCAAAGACTGTATCTTCTACCTTAGCGTTTCTATTCTGCTCTCCATACGGGCCGTAATTAAGCCAACTATTTTGACCTCTTGTCTCTGAAGTTATAGCACCCACGGCAGAACCTGTGAACAACCGCACATGTGCCTGCCATGCATTCTCTTCACCACGGGCGCGGAAACCAGAGCCTTCAAGCCCATGACCAAAGGCATCATGGACAGCGCGGAACAAGTCATTCGCAAGAACTTTTTTCTTTGGCCCGTTTGGAGATCCAGAGGGCCACTCAATCCCAGTATCCATTAACATTGGATTATTCGACACATCTAAATCACTAGACCCAAAGCCTTCATCCGTAGGGAATATACCCATAGTCTTGTTGGCGCGGATGTCTCTCATCGCGTTCCAAGGGCTAGACAAATATTCTATGTTGTCAGGTATGCTTAGGTCAGTAAACCAGAACTTATACCCTGCATTTTCTAGCGCACGGTATTGATCTATAGTTTGAACAATAAGGTTTTCGTATGCCTCTTTAACCACTGGGTCTTGAGGCGCATTCTCCATCTCCTCATAAGCTTGAGCTATGCGGGTGGCACGGCTTTCATCTACAGTAACAAACTCAGACTGTCTTTTCAGATCTATCCCGTTATCACGGGCATACTTTTCTGCTACAGCTACTAAGTTTTCGTCTGGGCCTGACGCGCCTCTGACTGTCGGCGCACCTTCAAGCGGCGCAAGGATGCCTGTCTGATCCCGTCCTCTTCGACCTCCTCCCTGTTGGGATCGAATGTCTGGGTTGCTGCCATATCTTTTGTCGATGGGAGAGTTTCCCCGTCGAGAGGCGTCCTTGTCTTCTCCAGACCTTTCATCGCGTCTAAGAATTGATCCATTGGGTTTCGCATTTTCAAACTCCCTTGCTGCTTGATCTAGCTTTTCTCTGTCTACTTCTGCTCTGGTGTACCAAGGTATATCAGCCCTCTCCGTAACCTTAAAGCCCTTGGGTACAATACCATTCTTGGCGTTCCTTATGTACGCCTCAAAGTCTTTCATCTGTGTCGGTGACATGTACACAGAGGTGCCATCAGACAGAGGATATTCCACGACTGTAGCATTCTCCCCGCGAATGTAGGTCATGCCTGAAGAGAATGTATCTGTCTTGCCCTCAGTTACAGAGGTGCCAATCGGAGATCCATTGATGACTGCTTGCAGGGTGCCGTGACTTACGACCTGCTCACCCTCAATGACCCATGTCTCCCAGTGCCAACGACCTAAGGATGCGTCCTGTGGCCTACCTACCAACTCGTAGGCACGTTCAACATTCTTACGCATACCGTTCTCAAGTAAGCGTGTGACAAGGTTGCCAACAGGGCCACGCACAATAGCAGACAAGCCCTCTTTGTTTTTGCCAATGCCATCGTAGATATTTGCGCCGCCGTAGCGACCATCATCCCAAAGGGCGCGGCCTTGTATCCTGTCCATGACAAGCACATCATCCTTGCCACCAACCAGAAGGATGAATGATAGAACTTTGTTGTCGATCCCCGCTCCCTGAGTTGCAGACATGAACAACTGCCTGATATCAGAAGCTGGCACGTTTGGATCTGACATGCCCTCATGAATTAGATCAATCACGGTTCTGTTGGTATCGCCAACCATCTGAGACATGGCATTAACTAATCTGCCTGCCGCATTGACGTTCATTGTAACTTGTTTGCCCGGTGATCCTTCTGGAAGCTTGGTGGATATACCATTCATCCACATGTCCACATCGTCAGGGCTGAGGGGCTGGCGAGTAGCCTTCTCTAGTATTGGATATGCGCTGTCTATGATGTCGATGAATGCACTTTCCTGCTGCACTGGGCCTGCGCCACGGGATAATATGCCCCATACAAACAGATCCATCGTCATGCGTGGAGTTGCCTGACCGCTGTAGTAGATGTCACGGATCTGGTTTACATAATTAAATCCCTCATCAACACCCTTGCGTAGCTCAGGCGTTAGCTGTCTCAGCTTCTCAGCCATAGCCTCAGGAGACTTAGAGTATTCTATGCCCACCAAGGGTGGGGCTGGTAGGTAATCGCCACCCAGTGCGGCCTGCATGGCCTGTAACCACTTGGCATCTGACAGCAGCGCATCAGGATGCTCCGCTATGATTTGTTCAATTGAACTATTGTTTGCTGCTGCGTTCTTTGGCGTGTACTTCTTGGTGATCTTAACCTGTGGTGGGGTGCCATCACCCTCAACCAGTAATTGGTGGGGCAAGTTGTGTGCCCTCACGCCTTCAGGTGCAAAGGGCAGCTTGGGATAGAACGTCTTCAAGGAGAACGCTTGAGCCTGCTGGTCTACATCACTACGCGCCTGTGCTTGCAGATCTTTTAGGTTATCAAGTGGTGTCTTGGCCCGCTCTCTTCTGCCAATCTCACCGCTTCTTACGTTCTCAAATATATCCTCAACATCATTAAAGCCTGCGTCCTTGGTGGCCTTGAACACAGAGGTAAAGAAGTTCTTGATGCGCTCGAATAGGGTCTTAGGTCTGCCAGCTAGTTTTATCTTGCCATCTGCATAGTCACGGAAGAGTTCTGCTACAGCCTCTTCTTCAATACCTATGTTGTTCAGACCCATGCCTTGATACATGGCCTCTGCTCTCTCAAAGTATGTATACTTACGCTCAGTTGGCTTACCATCCTTGATGGCTACATACTTCCTAGACTTAGCTGCTTTGACCAGAGAGTTATATTCTTCGTCAGTAAACAGACCAAGGTTCTTGAGTGCGTGTATCACCTCATGGTTCATCACACTTTTAAGAACATTGTATTGCTCTTCTACTGATTTGCTTGGGTCAACCACTTCCATAGACAGGGCAAGTATTTTGTTGCCATCTTTAACGGTGTAAACTCCTTCAGCAAACTTACCTTCTTTAAGCAACTCAGGGGCAATAAGCTTTTCACCTATCAGCCTTACATCTGACAGACCCATTCTCTTCAGTCGCTTGCTTAGACTGGCAATCAGGTTTGATTGACGCTGTGTAAATGCATCTCTCTTGTTTGCATTCGCTGCCTTGTTGGCAACCTCACGGGCGATAGCAGCCTGCGTCTTCTCTGGTGCCACCTGTACTGGGGCAGATGGTTTATCTAACCTAGACTGCGCGGCCTCACGCAAGTAAGTCTTGCGCTCTATGTCTTTCTCTATCTCAGTTATCAGTCCTTGATCAGACTTTGGAAGATTGATCTTCTTTGTCTGCCGCTTGAGTGCGGCAAGGTTTTTCTTCTGCTCTGCAATCTGAGCATCGTACCCAGCGATACTTGTTCTCAACGCATCAATGCGCTCAGATGATGAGGCGTTGGGATCAAGACGATCAGTGCCCATAATGATCTTGGGTGTCTCAGTCGTGGGCAGTACAGATGCGGTCGGCCCCTGCTTTCTTCTGTTCTCTATCTCAGTTTTATTCTGCTCTGCCTGTGCAATCTGAGCCTCAAAGTTATCTGCTTCCAGCTTCAACTCACGCGATTGCTGTGCCCTCTGACGGGGGGTCAGGTCAAGAGCGGGATCTTGCTCAATGCGTCTGGCACTTTCAAGCGCTCCCGTTCTGCTCTCTTTAAGCCCTTCTATTTCTTTATTTACGTCAGATAAAGTCTTTGTATATGAGGCTAATCTATCATTAGATGATATAATATCAGGCTCAACCTCATAGCCAATCCGCGTGTCAACCTTACGCAATATTCCACGGCGCACCATTTCATCCCTAATGGCGTGAACTTGGCTGTTAGGTACAGATTTTTGACCAGTCTTTGCGCGAATGCCTGCTTGTGCAATCGGCTGAGTATATCTTTTTTCAGATTTAACCTTATCAAGAGCAGCGTCATATTGCTCTTGCGTAAACAATTCACTGTCAATGGGTTGGAATCTTGAGTCTCCACCAGTGACTGGCTTCTGCTTGGCTGATTCCCTAATGGCAGCTTCTTCACCTACAACACGGCGTATCTCATCAACAGAAACATCTGTATCTGTATCAATGCCCTGAGCATATCTAGACTGCCTGACAGCCTGACGCTCTCTTACGGGGAGTGCCGACAATGGTACTGGCACATATGGTAACGTGGCTTCTCTAGCCGCCTGACCTAGAAGAGAGATCTCTTCTTGTGGCTCAAGCCTGCTGGTCTCTTCTGGCTGTACCGCTAAGGATCTCTCTGCTGGAATAGGAGATGTATCTCTTCCCTCTATCAGGCTTTCATCAGTCTCTTTTTGCTGTGCATCTTTGATACGATCTACGTTGGCAACAACTCTAGCCTTCTCTTCAGCCTGATCATCATCTAACTGCTTGAGCTTTTCAGCTTCGTCCTTACGCGTTTTTTCTTTTCTGTAATCCCCACCAACAACATTAGTAACACCTCTGACAGTACCACCTGTGATACCAGCAGCGATAGCGACATCTTCGTAAACTTTAAATGCCTCTTCGTCGTCAATAGGTAGACCAGCTTGATACCTATTGATTACCTCTTGCCCTATCTCAGTGGGAACCTCAGCCACCGTACCAGCCGCAACACCTTTGCCCGCTCTGGTAAAGATGCCACCCGTTCTAATCACAGATGGGTTTAAAATCTTGCCGACTAGAAGCCTGTCAACAATACTGTCAAGAGCAGCCTGAGGGATAGCAGCAAGGGCCGCTGCACTATCGTCTATCTCTACCCGCAGACCACGATCAATCGCATCCTTCTGCGCGGCAATGTTATCACCAAAGAAGTAAGGATAGTTTGCAGCTATACCACCAATCAAACCACCTACAACTCTAGCACCGGGGATCGGGATAGGGGCCGCAGCCAAGGCTCCCGCTCCTGCGCCACCTAAACTTACACCAAGTTGTGGAACTTGTTGGCCTAGAGTTTCAAAGAAGAAAGACGCTGCATCGCCAAAGGTTTCGATGTCTTCACGGCGCGTCAGCCCCTCTGATTTCTCTGCTATCTGCTGTTCATTGGCCTCTATTACGCTAGTGCCGTAATCCTGTAGGCCAGCTATACCTGTGTTGGCACCTATTCTTTCGAGCGTGTTTCCATATGCAACTTGCAGGGCGTCGAGGCCAACTCCCATAGCATTTACAAACCCACCCTTGGGGTCTTCAACTTCTTCCTCTGCCTCTTCAATAACAGGCGCTTCATAGCGAGATAAAAAATCCGCGTAGGCTTGCTCTTTCTGGGCAACAAACTGATCTATTCTTTGCTGTTCAGTCTCTGTAGGCTGATCACCAGATATATTTATGGAATAATTCTTACCCGTTTGAGGTCCAGCGACTTGAATAATACCCAAGGGAAACTCCTAGTCTGATAGATTTGTTGCACCACTTGGGAACATTGTACGATATTGCTCTTCAAGTCTAAAGATTTCATCTCTTATAGATTTAGGAACTTTAGTTGGGTCATATGTTTTTTTCTCAACGCCCAACTCATCTACTTCTATTACAGTCCCAAGCCTTCTGGCTTCTCCTTGATAATAATCTAAGTAAGCGTTTACTTCAGCAGGCGTTCTTGGTTTTGGTAAATCTTTTGCATTAGCTTTCGCAACCTTGGCTGCATAGTTCAGATCGGCAGTACGCATTTTCTCCTGCAACCCCAAGAGAGACAAGATATCTTTGTCATAGCTACTCTTAGCTTTTTGCATTGCGCCCACACCAACAAGACCAGCCTCACCAAGTGCCCCACCTATCGTTGGGTTCTTGGATGCCATCAGTGCCAAGCCTGTCTGCGCCAAGGCCATCCACTTATCTGATTCCTTGTTCGCCTCACGCTCATCTAGCATGCGGGAGATGCGATCCCTGAGTGGCGATGAGCCAGTGCCTGTGACAGATGGGGTTGTTGGAGTTGTTGGTTTCTTGTCGTCGCCATCATCTATTGTAGGAGCAGTGACAACATTTTTCGCAGGAACATCCTGCGCTAATGCTGATGCAATACCTCGCTCTATTGCGGGGTCACCACCGCCTAAAGTGGGTGGAAGTGCTGTCGCTTCCATATCGACTACAGAGCCATCAAGGGGTAATGCTTCTGGGTCTGGAGAAAAACCTGTTGGTGTAAGGCTTACTGGTGCCTCTTCAACTTCTCCACGCCTTCTGTTCCCTGTTGATGTTGTTTTAGTAAACAAGCCTTCAAAAGGATTTACAGCATCACCAGTATTTTTTCGTCTAGCGCCCCTACTTACCGTTGTGTCAGCGATATCAGCAGGATCAAACGGAGAAATGTCATCGCCGTAATCTGCGAACTCTCTGCGGAAATCCTCTGTTGGAGTGATCGGCAGAGACTTTGCTTCTAATGCTTTCGATAGCAATTGCTGGTCAATACTGCTGTCACGGTCAATAGTAGGCACCATAACGTCAACAGAGACTTTGCTTCTAATGCTTTCGATAGCAATTGCTGGTCAATACTGCTGTCACGGTCAATAGTAGGCACCATAACGTCAAAGTCACGCTTTGCATTAGATGGAGCAGGCACAGGATCAAAATCCCCTGCCAAGACTTCTTGTAGCCCCATAGTGTCGCCAAATACTGGGTCAGTGCCAACGTCTACATTAGGCTGGGTCTTTCTAAGTTCTTTTAACTTTGCGGCATTTGCTCTTGCTTGTGATTCCCCTAAGAAATCTCCACCAAATGTAGCGGTGGGTGGTAAAAGACTTTCTGTAACGCGAGAAACAATTTCTGGAGATTCATTATCTTTTACAAGCACCCTATCGGGAGACACCATACTATGTTCTGCGGCAAACCCCAGCCGCTCTTTGGGGCTTAGGTCATCATAACTCCCCGCTTTGGCTATGGCTGCGTCGTATCGGTCGCTTAAAGCTCTCAATGCTTCGTCACGGGTAGTTTGCCCACCTTCATATGGTTGCGCCTGATCAGATAGAAGTTGTGTGAAGTTGCGGGGCTGTCCTTGTGGAACAGGCACTGCCATCGCCATATCTTCTTGGGAGATACGTTGGTCTGTTGTCAAACCAAGATCAACAGTTGGGCCTACATCTGCGCTAGGCGGGTTTAAACTAGCAATCCCTTGCTCTTGTTGATCTCTAATAGCTCTTGCAAGCTCTTGTTGTTGCGTAAATTCAGTGGCAAGCCTTGCCTTCTCCATCTCTGACAACGCTGTTGGCTGAGTAACATCGGTAAGTGTAGAGGGTCTCTCGCCCCCCATGCCAAGACTAGATGGAACCGCTGGGCGGGTGTCGGTAACTTCCATTTGCTGTGGGTTAAACGGTCTATCTGAACTTAACGTAGACTCAAGAGTGGGAGCTTCTGGAGCAGCCTCTTGCAATATCTCCGAACCCAAAGGCGCGGCGCTCTCTTGTCTTTCTGGCCCTACGTTTGCCTGCGCCCTGACAACCCCTAGCACTCTAGGGTCTGTAACAGCTTCTCTGCTACCATCAGGATTTTCAACAAACACCTCTCCATCAGGAAATGCGTAGAATTTAGCGCGGCCTACTTTTACAAGCTTACCGCCCTGACGCATCCCTACGATACCACCGCTCGCCATAGGTTGTGGCGCTTGGG